GTATTTGATAGTTGATGCCACCTGTCACCATTAATGTTGTTACTCATAAATGTTGTTAATTTGTTTGTATATGTTAGTTCTGTCCGGGGATTAATGTATCCCACTGTTGCAGTTCCTTCAGCAATAAACCAGTACTCGGATCTATCTGCGTGGCGTTGCATACTAAGAGACTCACCCGGCATAACTGTTAATTCTTTTACTTTTACGTGGTCTTCTACCTCGTGCAACACACGATAATAGCCCCACGGTCGATTAACTAAAGAGTCGTCATCTTGCATTTTAGCAAATTCTACCCAGTCCGTTAATAAATCCGACGAACTATTTGTTTTGCCATAGCCACCTATTCCGCAGATGCTTTTAATATTCAATTCTGCACAGGCTTCGTTTTCTGGTATTGTGTCGAGGTGTTTATCGCCGCCATTAACAAACATAAGTGATGCTTCCGGATATGCATTGCGTATTCTATGTAACGTAGATACTACACTATCGTCTGTATCATCAGCAACATATACCATGGCAACACCGGCCAATGCCTGCATAACTGCCATTCTATCAGCAAGTGGCATAAATGCTTTGCCTTTTTTACGTGTGAGCCACTCATCGCTATTAACAATGACAATAATCTCGTGTGCTAATTTTTTTGCTTCGTGCAGCATCTCAATATGGCCACTATGTATAGGATCAAACCCTCCTGAAATAATACAATAATCTATCATACAAAAATATCCTCCATTCCCACAGTACGTAGTTTAACTACATGGCCCGACATCCACTGTTTGGCTTCAAGCCCTTTTAATATTCCTAACCACTTGTTACGCATCAATGCAACCTCATTAATTAATATTTCATAATTAACTACCTCATCTTCGCCATCAACATATTTTTCTGCATCTCGACTGGTCAATGCACGGGCATACGTCTCAAGATAAATTTTAAACCATTTTCGTCTAATTTTGCGTAGCTGAATATTCATATAATTGAGCACAGCTTCAATCTCTTGTAACTGATTAAACCTGTGCTCTGTTATACCTGGCAACTTGGTAATATTATTTTCAACATTTCCCAGTAACTTAACCTCTGATTTAGCTTCTATTAATTGTTTTTCATAATGTAATAGAAAGGCTGGCAGATTGGAAATATCTTGTACTACATCCGAATACTTAGCCATTTTTAGTAGTCGTCAATATCCATTTCGTCTTCATCATATGCATCATCTTCTTCTTCTAATAGTTCAGTTGCAGCATCTTGTAATGCAATATCGTGTGCAGCAATTTCACGAATTTCATCTATCTCAATTTCGTGATCATTCAGCATTGCCACAACATCCAATGCTGCCTCATTTAACATCGTTGAATCTATGTGAGATTTTAAAGTTTTCCACATTTCAATTAATACATCGCTATTCATTTATACTCCTTAAAAACGATATTTAGTTAGTGTTGATGCGCCAGCGGTAAAACTGGCGCACACAATTTACTCAGTTGGTTCTAAGATTTCACCTGTTTCAGGATCAAAGTCTTCGTCAATGAAATCTTCTTCTTGTGCAACTTCATCCCATTCGTCCATAATTACCTGTAGGCGCTCAGGAGTCCACTGTTTGCGGAACTCTTTAATTTCTTCACCTGTTTTATGTGATGTGTATTTTAGCTTGTTGCCTTCTTTTACAACAACTTCTTTTGCCTCAAATAATTCAAGCAGACCACTAGTTGGCATCATTCCTGTTTCATACGGAATTTTTACTTGCACAGATTCGAACGGTTTTGCATAACGTGTTTTCATTACTTTACATGCTGCTCTAATTCCTCGCACCTGCGTAATCTTATTGCCATTGGCATCTTCTTTCAGTTTTAGTTTACGCATTGCAACAACAATAGACGATGCATAAATAAATCCTTGGCCGCCACTAATTTTATCATCTGGGTCAAACATATCCTGCGAAGCATACGTATGATTTGTTGCAACAATGCCCACGTTAAGTGCACCAATCATATTTACACTGTTTCTTACCAGTGCAGTTAATGCCTTAGGTTTTCTACCTAAATCACCTTTTAGGTCACCTTTGTCAAATTGTGCAACATCGGTCGGTGTTAATAACATACCCAGACTATCGATTACAAATAATACCTTAGGACGTTCTTCGGGCTCAAGCTTTTTAAAATCTGAAATAAATGTACTAATTGTTTTAGCAACATCATCGATCATTGACATATTTAACTTGAGTAATTTATCTTCACTTGTATCTACATCAAGTGCTTTCAACCACTTTTCGTCTAGTGCGTTTTCACTATCAATTAACACAACAAAAATGCCTTGTTCTTGTGCCGCTTTAACAATATTACCTGATGCGAAGTACGATTTTCCTGCACCCGATTCACCTGCAAACACTGTTACTTTGCCCATCGGAATCCCTTTATTAAAGTCACCGGAAATAAGGTAGTTTAGTGCGTAGTTCCCTGTGCTAACCCAGTCTGTCGGGTCATTAAATCCAACCGACATACCATCGATTGATTTTGTTATATCTTTTCTAAACTTAGAAAAGTCATACGGTTTTGCCATGATTATAATTCCTCTTGATTAGAAAGCTATGGGCACAAATACCCATAGCTTTTTTATGTAACAGTTAGCTTACGACTGACGTGATCGAATCATTGCTAAAATATCTTCAGCTTTACTTCCTGAATCACTATCTGCGGTTGCTGTATCAACTGGAGTTTTAGTTGGTGCTGTATCAACTGGAGTTTCAGTTTTTGCTGCTGCAACAGGTTCAGTTGGTTTTGCTGCTGCAACAGGTGCATTTGCATTATCTGGTGCTCTTACACCAGGTGGACGAAAGTATTGGCTCCACCGTTCAGCGTCATATGGTTGTCCATCTACTGATGCTTCAAACATTTCTTTCATAACACTTAGTGCTGTTTCGTCTGGTTGTTTAGGTAAAAACGTTTTTAGATCATATAACCCGTGTGTATCAATTGCTTTTGCTTCTTCTTCTGTTAACGAAGTAGTTTTGCGAGCCCAGGCTGACGTGCTGTAATCTGCATAACCACCTTTCTGTGTTTTGACAATTTTAAAGTCTAAACCACTTGCGTAATCTGTTGGTAAATCTTCTAATTCAGGATCCATAAGTGCTGATTTAATAATATTTTGCAATTGTGGACTGATCATAAATCTTCGAATTGGATTTTCTGGAGATTCTTCATCAAGTGGATTGTTGTGTACAAAACCTTGATATATGTATGTTTTCTTTTTCCAGTATTTACGTCCCATTTCTTCTAATGAAGAATCTTTAAACCACGTGCGTACTTCTGTTAAAATCGGACATGTTTGTCCCCACATTTCTACGCACGGAACTTGCACTGTTACTTGACTGGAATTTGCTTCGCCTTTGATTCCGTTGAACGGTAAACGAATCATTAAACGTTCTACCCAGAAGAATGTGTTATTCGGATCTGCGTCTGGTAAGAATCGTAAATTTACGGTATCACCTTCATTAATATTCCAATGTGGAAATACTGTGTTATCTGAGTTGAAGTTACCGCGTGAGTTGTTATTGCCTGCTTGTGCTAATTTTGCACGAATTTCTGCTAATGATGCCATGATGAGTTATCCTTAATAATATCCATAATAGTTTATTCTATACAACGATAGGACCATTCCTATCAGCGTTGCATGTAAGTATTTATACTATGTAAAGTATTATACAGATTTTATGATGTAGAACAAAGTCGTTTGGTTACATTGCAAAGAGTGATTGCACCATTTTCAGCCCTTGTTGAATGACTTCAAGTTCATGGGCGGCTCGCTCTTTAGCCTCTGGTGTTTCAGCTTTGTCTCGTTTATTACTTGACATTTCAGCTTGGGCTTTTTTAGTATATGTATCAATAAAGGTTTTAAGAAAATCATTTTCATCAGTATATTTGTCAAGAGCTCCTTGACCATACATTCTGTTTATCTCAAAACTTTTTGCAAGGCCTTTTACTGCATTAACAAGTGCAGAAATTTTAACATTATTTGTTGCTACACCTTGATATTTTTTTAGTAGCGGATCAATTTGTATCATTTGTATCTGATCTTCACCTACAATATCTTTATATAGATAAACAAGGATATCACGAACAAATGTACGAGGATCAGTTGTAATAGTAACTAGCTCAACCCCTTTGCGTTTCGAAAATGGCACTTGCTTCCCATCTATTGTTTTTAGCTGTACTCCGGCATGTTGAATGCTCATATTAAGCATCTGTCCAAGAACACTAAACATATTACCATTTAGCAGTCCTTTGACACCTCGTTCGGGGGTTGTTCTGTATCGTCCCCATTCTGCGGTTTTATCTGTATGCCACATAAAATCAACTTGAATCCACTGTTCAGGTCCGATCCGAACAATCGGATGGCCACTACTACTATCACTATGGACGTATTGGAGATTCGCATTAGAAATGTATTCATCTACCATGTCATTCCAATATCGTGTTACCTGGGTCTGTGATGTTAGATCTGGATTATATGGAGCGACAATTTGTAGATCAACATCACCATAGATTTTATCTGGATCTTCTTGTGAATCTATATCGTGGTATGCACTACTTCCTGTTGGATATCCTACTTTTACAGGAGGCATACCTTTAGTCGATGTATATGAATTAAAATCTGATATTAGCTTTTTAATAAGCAAAATCGCACGAGTGGCAATTTCCGGTTTAATAACTGTTCCTTGTGTAACAGTGCTATCCCACCCGCCTTCATTTAGTAGTTCATTTATTAACATTATTTACTCTTTAGAACTTGATATACAATTATTTTTTTCTCTTGTAAATTCATATCTGGCCATTTAATTTTATCGTCAATGACTTCTACAATCGTATTAAGCGATATATCCCCACTATAGCTTTCTACCACTGTATTATATGCCCTAATAATATCTTTTTGCATACCAGTACTAGATGCCTCTGCTATTTGTCCACGGCTTTCTGCAGCCCGCATTTTATTCCATTGATTTCCTAACCACTTGTCAATCAATGTATCCCACGCATGTTCAATCTGTGCTCGGGGCGTTTCTTTAGGTAATGCCTTAAACTTAGCCCATATTGCAGAAACTTTCTTAGCGGCACCTTGTATCAATCCATCAACGTGATCAGCTGCAATAGAACGCTCACCGTTTGGCCATTGATCAAGCTCAAATTTAATGCCTCCGATACTAACAGAATCAAGCAACGTTGACATTTCATTTAATTGTGTTGATTCAATAACACAAAATTCGTCATCTGTGCATCCTTTATCTTTGTATAATATACTTACAATATTTCCATCTGGTTTTTTTGCAATGATTTTACCATTATTATTATCTCGAAAATATGCTGCACCTTTTTGTTGTGCATACTTTTTCCATTGTATGTAATCTTCTCGGTCATGTGCTTCAGGTTCATTAGTTTCAATTACTTCTTCGGGTTCATCAATCAATTCAAATTTTGCCCACCAGTGAGAACTATTAGCCGTACTTGCGTTACCTCTAAATGCTTTTCTTACTTCGCCACTGCCAAGTAGTCTATGTGCAATGCCTGCTTTATCTAACATCTTGCTAACAGTATTTGCAAATTTTTCTGGTGTTCCACCGTTTGTATAAAAGAATTCTCGTCTAAATATATATGTATTTTCACTGTTACGCACTTTACCAATTGTATCAATACCTATAAACTCGTCATTGCGTCTAGCTTGTGCAAGTTTCTGTTTTGCTGATTTCTTTTTAGGCGCTCGTACTTTTTCTTCAGGTTCAGATTCTTCAATTACTTCTTCTATGTCATCATCTGATTCTGTTATATTAATATTAGTAAGCGGTAGTTCATACTCTTTGCCAGCAGCATCGCGAACTGTTGCCGTTTCTGTCTTGTCTGCTAGTGATCCAGGATTTAATTTAACTATTTGTCCACTAATTCCATCTTGTGTTGTAACTTTTGCACCTAGTTTAACTTTAGGTGCTGCATCAGCTGTCGTTTCTTCTACTTGATCGTGTCCGAATATTTTTGTATAATATTTCGGAGCATTGTTTTCAATCCAGCTTTTAATTTGTGGGGCAACATCTGCATCAGGACCTAAGTCTTGCGACATTTTATAAATTTCATCGAATAAGGAATCATCACCATATAAATTATATAGTGCACCGGTGGCATTATCGCCATCAACTCCTGCTAGCAATTCGCCATCTAATAGATCGTGTAGCTCTTGTTGTGACTCTGGGGTGTCTGGTACTGACCAAGTTCCTTCTACTAAATTTTCAGCCCATTGTTCAAATTCTTCATTGTAACTCATATCATTTCCTTTATTTGTATTTGCAATTTTTGCAAGCACCGGTAAACACTGTTCTATACGGTCATCTATTTCTTCATTGATAGTAAACATTGACCTCACTTGGTTTGTTTCAACATCGGCCTCTGTTGCGTTTGTCCACGAATCTTTATATGCTTTATAGCCTCGTTTACGTGTTAATTTTTTTGCCGTCTCTTTGAGATCACGATAATATTCTTTTGCTTGCTCAACGAGATTTTGTGAATCTTCTGCCAGTGTTTTATTTCTTGTTCCACGTACAAAGGTTGCTAGCTGTGTGATCTCAGTCACTATATTATATATATGCTTACCGAATGTGTCGTACGGTGTACCACCTTCTGCCACATGGCGAGCCAGCATTCTACCACAGAATAATTTTTTAGAATTAACTAAAAATCGTTCGCCGTGTTTATTTTCAATAAACAATTTATCAATATTTCTAAAGCGTTGATCGCCTTCTCCGATGTTTTTAGTGTGGCGAATAATCAATCGCACTTTGCCCGATTCTTCGCTTATACTTGATCTGCGTGTTCCTTTCCAGGCCTCGGCTAATGGATCATCTTTTGCTTTATTTGCAATATCTTTTACTGTGAATTTAAGCTTCGTCATGTCTTTAACAGAAAAACCTAACAGGTGTCTCTTTGCAAACATTCGCATTTGATATAAAAAATCATACCATTCTTTTTTAGCTTTGCCTGCTGGTAAATTACTGAAGCTATTACTGCAAAAAATATCTAAGCTAAACTCCGATGATAGCAAAATAACAACAGAACCATAATTATGTGATTGTGTTTTATAATCGAAATTAAAAATTCTGGCATCAGATATCTGACTTACAGCTTTCCCGTCTGTATCTAAAATATCAACGTCAAAATCTTTCGACGATAGTATTTTAAATAAATCATTTGTTATATTTTCAAAACTTTTCATATATGTATTTACTTACATTCTCACTATGCCGGAAATATTTACGTTATTTCGGCGGGCTAATAGTGTCAAGTTATTTACCATATTGCCCCAGGCTGCAACAGATTGTTTTTCTGCCTTTGCAAATAAATTATAGCTCTTAACTTCAACATATTTACCTCTATAATGCCATCCCCAGTTCCAAGAACCTTGCCAAACTCGAGAGGCATAAGATCTGTTCCGCCAATATCTATATCTACCACCCGGATACAATACTTGTGTAATCTTTGCAATCTTTGCTTTTGCTACCCAAAAAGCACGTGGCTTAGGATTGTTAAATGTTATTGCACCACCGTTAGCAGCTACGTTTCCTGTAAACGATGTAATAATTTCATTTCCTGTTTTATATACGCACGTTAAATTATATCCGTTTACAGTAACCTCAACATCACTTGTTGCCCTAATAACTTTTGCAATTTGCTCAGGTAGGCTATCTATTACTGCTTGACGTGCTGCATCAACTGCCTGTGCTTTTGCAATTTTTGCATCTCTTGCTTTAGTTTGGCGAATTTTTTCTGCTTGTGCTCGAGCAAACATGGCAGCTTTACGATCTGCTATCTCTTGTAATCTTGCTGTTCTGCGTTGATTTAGCTGTCTATCTCTAAGAATACGTGCTTGTGTTATGCGGTTAAATGCTTTTTTAGATGCTATTATTTGTGCTATTGATGCTCTTTTTTGTGCAATCTGCGATGCTTGTTTAGATATTACTTGTGCAATATTTTCATTCGCAAGTTTTATCTCCCTGGCAGATTTAGCTCTTATTTGTGCTTCAATATTTGCAATACGTGCATTTTCGGCTGCTGTTGCTGATTCTTTTGCAGCAATTTCCGATGCAGATTGTGCTCTTTCTGCAGCAATACGATCTACTAAACTTTGTGCAACTGAAATACTACGAGAATGTGCAGCAGAAAGACGTGCTTGTATTTCTTTTAATTTTGTAGCTTCTACTGGATTAGCCAGTGCAAATCGTGATGCTTGTGATGTTTGTGCAGGTGTTTGATTTTTGGCATCTTCTGCTGCTTTTGTTTGTGCTGCTTTTAATAATGCAAGCGTCTTGGCATTTCTTCTTGCATTTTGCAGATCTAATGCTGCTTTGTCAGCTTGTTGTTTTCTGATTCTGGCGGCAATTAATTTTGCATCACGTGCTCTACGTTGTGCAGATGTTACCCGTGTTCTTGCTAACGCCAATGCCCGTGTATTTCGTGTTCGTGTTATGCGGCGTCTATATCTCGACGTTGTTGATGCTCGGCGGGCCAATGTGCGAGCTCTGCTAACCACTGATCGATTGATAGGAGTTCTGTATGCCATTTGTAAATTCCTTATATTATCTCTATATGTATTTATAGAAAATTGCAAGTTTTTACATTAGCATAACAAACGGTAGAGGTTCTAAAATTTCATCAGCATAGTCTTTTAATTGCTCGCTAATGATTGTATCATAGTTCTGCAATTCTTGTAATATGCGCACTATTAATACAGTTGACATTACTAAATCGTCAGTATCGCCTGCTTTTGCAGCAAAGGAACTGCCAGTTCGTACAAAAGATTTTAGCTCTGTCACTAAATTTCTGCTCTGTATTTTCATTCTTCCGGATTCTATAAGGCTTTTTAATTTTGCACATGCTGATAATTTTGTTTTATGAGTGGTATTAAAACCTCGGCGTTGACGTGTGCCACCTGCTCGGCGGGATTCTGACATAAATGTGCCAGGTATTTTTTCTTCGCCATATTCTGCTATGCTAATCAACGCTGCCTCACCGAGCGTATTATTTTCAACGCTGTAATACACGTTAAGAGGGGAACCTGATTCATCTGCTAGATATTTACATATATCAACCAAATATCGCACTTGCCCGATAATATCAGTCTTGTTATGCTGCCATTCTCCGATCTGCGTAGTTGTATTTGCCTCAAATATTTGTATGGCTGCAGGATCACCACCTGTGCCAAGGCTCGGATCTAAGGCAACAGCATACATTTTTCCTTTTTCAGGTTTCTGATACCATCGTATCTGCCCCTGTCTATACAGTGGATCTTTGCCGCGTAAATCAATTAATTTGGCTGGGGCGATTAATGTCTCATCATCAATAATAAATTCACAGTTAGAAACTAGAATGTCGTTTGCATAAAATCTTTTATCTGTGCCTGCATTTACTATATCATATACTGGCTCTGCTTCTTTTTCTATTACATTTAGCAATTTAACATTGCCATTGTTGGATAAAACAGTGTCCCCTATACAAATGTCCTTGGCTGGAATTTTATTAGTATTGTTGACATATATTTTGTGGTCAGGTGTGCATTCTACCCATAGATCATGTTCGAACTTTAATCGCAAACTAGTTCTATTTCCTTTTAGCACCACTCCGTCGAATTTTTCAAATCCGTTCGAAGTTAATATTTTA